CACACCTTCATGTCGCTTAATCATTTCGACTAGTTTGCTCATTACTTCTCCCGTGCTACGGAGTTGACCTTCTCGTAGCTTCTCATAGCGCCGAGACCCAACATCCCCATCATAACGGGCACAAGGAGAGTTGTATCTACTTCTGGCACATCTACCCAGATGCCTAGTATGTTTACGATGATGGTGTTGTAGAGCAGACCAAACGCAGAGATCCATCCAATGCAAGGACGCCACCCAGCTACAAATAACGACTTATGTGCAGCTTCCATCTTATTGATTTCAAGCTGGCCCTTGAGTGCTTCCTGTGCGTGGCGCTCTGACATAGTTGCGATCTCATGTGCCAGCGCATTCTTTTGATCTTTGTCCTCTATGAACTTATCCAGCAAACCTGTGACTGGGCCAATTAATTGTCCGACTAAACTCATGGTCGATTACCCTCCCTAGCTTTTCTTTCATCTCGTATTCTGAGCTTATTGGTGACTCGATTTGTCGTGGCTGCTGCTTCGATAATAGCCTTTCGTTGCAGTCTATATCGCTCCAACGTCTGGAAGTGTGCGTTAATCCTCCTGTTCTTTTCTGGTCTGGATAACGTCTGATCTCTTTTCAGGCGGTTGATACCCGTCTTGATTTGACTTTCTTCTCTATCCAGATACTGCAACGAAAGACGTATCTGGTCGGGGTCAAGAGTGATTGCGTTTAAACCAATCATTCGGAAAATGGATTGCATTAAGGTATCTGGTGCAACTCCATTTGGTTTACTGTCACCCTTCAAGGCGGTGTTGATTTTAGAAACCGCGCCGTATTCTGTGTTCAAGAATCCCGGCAACAAGTATTGATTCGCTGCCCAGAACATCGCATCGGTGATTTTGCCTCTGTTATAGAAAGGTCTTTCAACAGCTTCCTTGATGTACAGCGGATCAGTCGGATTAACGATAGGTCTTTCGGTGAACGAGTCTCTGTTTTGGCTTATGTCGTACAGCGACCAGCCGGGGCCACCGAACATACCAAGTGTGCTTGAAATATCTTTAAGCTGAAGACCCTGCTCTAATGGCGTTCCTGCCCCAACCGCTTTCTTACCGCTAACAAAGGCACCATTGATGAGGTTTGTGAACGACCCCCAAGGATATAAGTAGGATGTATCCAAGAACTGTAACCTGCCCTCGGCATCTCTGGCTGGCAACGGTATCAGGCCCGGATTACCTCTAATGTAATCGGGCATGGATGCCTTGATCTCATCATACTCATCATCGTCTATGTCGAAAGCATTCATAAACAGTGCTGGTAGCGCATACGAGAGCGCCACATAAGGGGCGAATCGCATAGGGTTACGCAGTGCAGTCTTTGCTAGTACCGGCAGCACCTTGTATTGGAACGTCAGGAACGGAATACCCAGTGGGCTTTGCCGTAATCCCCTGACAACATCCGGCACATCACCATAGTCGAACAAGTATTCTTGCGCTCTCAAAAAGGCATCATCTGCACTGCCGTTTTGTCGATCCATAACATCAATGGCGATGGCTGTTTTACCCACCACCTCAATGCCTTGATAGATATTACTCGCCTTCTGTGCCAACCGCTGCCATGTGTTGA